ATGCTGTCCGCGGATTTTGCCATCGGCAGGTCCTGGTCGTGGAACTGATTGAACAGCTCCTTAGACAGGCTGACGGACTGCGCGAGCGCGGTCGCGAGCTGTGATGCGATCAGCTTCGACAATGCACGCCGAAACGTCGGCGGCATCTGGTTCGGATCGACGACGCGCGCGATATAACGCAAGTACACGTCGTCGGCATCGGTCAGTATTTTCCCGTCTTCGAGCTTGTACGGCAGCACGTCTGTGCCGTGATCCTGTTCATGGATCGATACCGCGCGCAGGAAATCGGCCGGTAGCTCGTATTCATGATCCCATTCGAACGCAGGCGTGGTCGCGAGCTGGCCCAGTTTCTGGCGCTTGGTCGCCCAGTTCCAGTGATGCATCTCGCTGAGCAGGTCACGCATCTCGTCATAGACCGCTTCACACGCATTCGCCTCTTTTGTGCCGGACGTCAGCGACGTGATCGATTTTGAGTGCTTGATGAGCTGCAGCGCGATGTTGCAGATCGAGACCTCGGATGCCATCTAGGCTGCTTCCCTGACCTTGGCCGGCTTGGCCTGCGCTGCCTTCTTCGGCTTGTTCAGGTCGCGCCAGGTGCCGATGCGCTCGACCCTGGTGTCCTCGGGCGTAATCGAGACCACTTCGAACCAGCACTTCGACCAGGACTTATCCTCGTGCTTGATGCAGACTTGGATCTCGTCACCGACGTTCAGGTAGCGGGTCGAGATGTTATGAAAATAATTCTCGCTCTCGACGTCCTCGGCCGAGTGATGCTCGGGCACGTAGTTAAACCGGGAGCCGAACTTGAGCCGGTTGATATATTCAATGTCTTCTGGCCGTGAACGTGCCATCGGTGCCTCCAAATATGAAAAGAAATGGGGGCGACCCCTTAGAGCCGCCCCCGGATCCGACTAGTCGGTGTCGGTCTCTGAGATGGCAGTGCCATCGCTTATGTCGACAACGCTGCCGGTGTTCGAGAGCACCGTGCAGAACTGAGTTGTCGGGGTCGCTGTATCCGCGACGATAACCAGGTCGCGGACATCGAGCATGTTGGCGGCATCGTTGAAGTAGCCGCTTGCCCGGATCGCAGCAATCGCATCATCGCCGCTGGTGTATACCCAGAGCTTGAAGTTATTGCCGTGAGCCAACTGGGACAGATTTGCTTTATCAAAAGCCATTTCAGTATCCTTCCTTAGCTCGTTGCGATGCCGGTGGTGTCATTGAGGTTGCCCTCGATAACGCCGCTGTCGTCGATCATGACAGCCGCACCGCTCATGCAATGGTTGATGAAATACGAGGCCCGGTCGCCGTGCCACGTAATATCCGCCGCGATGTTCTCGTTCGCCGCGACGTTTTGCGAAGCCTTCTGGATCGCGTACCCGATAGCATTCTTGTGGTACACGAAGATCTTCGCGGTGCTCGTTCCCTGACCCGGAAGGTTGGGGAGCATGCACCATTTTACGTTCATCCATTCTCTGAACATCCGGTGACCCGGAATGCCTTCGCCGAACGGAAGACCGTTAGCCCCGACATAGTCAGACGAGGCAAAGCTCTCGACCGTCATTGCCTGCGCGTAAGCGCGCGGGGTGAGGACGCCGTAACGTGCGCCGTCATTCGGCACCGAGTTGGCGTCAAGTGCTTCGACCATCCCGATCAGGCTGGCCTGGATAGCGGCGGACGACGTCACCGTGTAGGTGATGGTCGACTGCGTCGTTGCGTCCAGGACCGTCGTGATCTGGTCATCGACCTTACGGCCGAGGGCCATCGCGCCGGCCTTGGCATACGCCATCCGGACATCGATGTTGGTCTT